TACTTTCACACCTACATAAAGCAATTAAACCTGTCAATCAATTAAGAATGATTGAGGATGCTTTGGTTATTTACAGAATATCAAGAGCACCAGAAAGAAGAATTTTTAGAATTGATGTAGGGAACTTACCTAAAGTAAAAGCAGAACAATATCTTCGTGATGTAATGAATCGTTACAGAAACAAACTTGTATATGATGCTAGCAGTGGTGAGATTCGTGATGGTAGAAACCATCTATCAATGTTAGAAGATTTCTGGTTACCAATCAGAGAAGGTGGTAGAGGAACAGATGTTCAAACTTTACCCGGTGGACAAAATCTTGGGGAAATTGAAGATATTAAATATTTCCAAAAAAGATTGTATCGTTCATTAAATGTTCCAGTTTCAAGACTTACTGAAGAATCGCCAGGAACAGTAGTTGGTGCTGGTAGGTCAAGTGAAGTAACAAGAGATGAATTAAAATTTACAAAATTTGTCCAAAGATTAAGAAAGAAATTTACAGGATTGTTCCTTGAAATGTTAAGAACACAATTAATATTAAAGGGAATAATTAATGATGAAGATTGGCAATTAATGAAAGAACGTGTCAACTTTAATTTCATAAAAGATGGACATTTCTCAGAATTAAAAGATGCAGAATTATTACAAAATAGAATAGATACTCTTGATAGAATGCAATCATATATCGGAACATTTTATAGTAAAACTTATGTACAAAAATATGTTTTACGAATGAGTGATACTGATATAGCAAGAATGAAAGATGAAATTAAACAAGAAAGTGGCGAAGGCGACCTTAATGTGCCAGATGGTAGTGATGGTGTTACAAGATATCCAACTCTGCCTCCAGGTTCTACTCAGATTGATATGACAAAAACTGATGACGATGATGAAGAGGAAAATGGAGATACGCAACAACCACCACAAGATGAACCAGAAAATGAAGGAGAATTATAATGAGTGAAGAAGTTCAAAAAATAGTTGATTCTGTTAGAACAGGGAACAACATAGAAGCACAAAAAAACTTTAAAGATGCAATGACAGCAAAAGTTGGAGACGCACTTGAAGTTCGTAGACAGGAAGTTTCAAGTACTATAGTTAAAACAATTGTTCCTGAAGATAGTGTGGATGATAACGTAAATGAAGAATAAAAACTTCGAAGTTTTTATTTCTCAGATATCTGAGAAAGATGAACATAAAAAAACTAAAGGATATAAAAAGCTTTCTCCAAAAATGAAGAATGCTGTGGATAATATTATGAAAAAAATGAACGATAAACCACAAAATTTCCTAAATAGTTTTGATAAGAGTATAAAAGATACTGCAACAAAATTTAAAGTAACAAAAAACGAACTTATGGATTATTTTGAAAAAGAATTATTTGCAGTAATGTAAGGATAAAAAAAAATGGCAGTAACAAATCAAACATTAATCGATACAAGTTTTAAAACTGTTATCAAAACAGTAAGCGATAACGCAGCGAATAGTGCAGTAAGCATTTTAGATGCCTCTGCAATAAGTCTTGCAGATAGCAATCCTAGAGTATCTATTGCAAAAATATGGTATTCTATTGAAGCTGCAAGTGGTGGTGTTGAACTTTTATGGGACGCATCATCAAATATTCAATGCGTGATTTTAGCAGGAAATGGTACTTATGGTTATACTTCTGGACAACCAGCATTAGTTAATAACGCTGGTAGTGGAATTACTGGAGATGTTTTAGTTACAAATGCAACTGGTACATTTACTTTAATTACAGAATTTCACAAAGTATCTGGTTATACTAATACCATATAAGAGGGATAATTAAATGGGATTAAAACTAATATCAGAAAATTTAGAAGAAGTACAATACATTACTGAAGAAAATGAAAAAGGTGAGAAAGAATATAAAATAAAAGGTATATTCATGCAAGCTGATGTTAAAAATCGGAATGGTAGAGTATATCCTTTTGATATTCTAAAGAAGGAAGTTTCTAATTATAATAAGAACTTCACAAAAGAAAAAAGAGCATTCGGTGAATTAGGACACCCAGACGGTCCGACTGTAAATCTTGAAAGAGTTTCACATATGATTACAGATTTGTATCCAGATGGTAAGAACTTCATAGGAGAAGCGAAAATCATGGATACACCAATGGGTAAAATTGTCAAGTCGTTGATGGATGAAGGTGCTAAACTTGGAGTATCTAGTCGTGGACTGGGTTCTCTACAACAAAAAAACGGTGCATCATACGTTAAGGATGATTTTTACCTTGCAACTGCTGCTGATATCGTTGCCGACCCATCTGCTCCAAATGCTTTCGTAGAAGGCATTATGGAAGGAAAAGAGTGGATTTGGGATAACGGTATATTACAAGAAGCAGAAATTGCACAACATAAATTGGAAATTGAGAAAGGAATTCGTTCAAGAAACGCAAACATCAAAGCATTGGAGTTTGCAAAGTTTCTCAAAAAACTTTAATTTATAAATATTAATATAAAAAAAACAGGAAAAAGGAGATTTCCAAATGGCTGAAATAGAAAAATCAATTGAGGAACTTGAACAAGAAGTAATGGCTGAACTACAAGCCGCTGATGCTTCTGATTCTGCAGTTAATGACATTCACGAAGAAGAAGTAATTGCTGAGAAAAAAGCTCCGAAAAATGAAACAAAAGAAGTAGAGGACCTAGGTCCTGCTGTTACATCTCCAACTGACGCTAAATCTGCATCTGCAAAATCTGGTGAAAAAACAAAACAAACAAGTACAGCACAAACAAAAGGTGCTGCACCTGCTGATAAACCAGAAGTATTAAAAGCAGCAGATATGTTAAAAGCTATATCTGATAAATTAAGTAAAGCAGATGAAAAGAAGTTAGTAGCGATGTACAATAATATCGTCAAAGAAGCAATGGATAATGATGAAGATGACGAAGATGACGAAACTAAAAAAGAACTTGCAAAAGCTAAAAAAGAAGCAACGGAAAAAAGAATTAAGGAAATCAAAGTCAAAGAAGACGTTGATGCCCTAATATCTGGAGAAAACGAACTTTCAGATGAATTCAAAGACAAAGCTTCTACAATTTTTGAAGCTGCTGTAAAATCAAAAGTCAGAACAGAAATTGAAAGACTAGAAGATGAATATTCTAAGGAACTTACTGAACAATCTGATAAAGCAAAAGATGAGCTCGTTGAAAAAGTAGATTCTTATCTTGACTATGTAGTTCAAGAATGGATGAAAGAAAACGAACTTGCAATTGAAAGAGGATTAAAAGGTGAGATTTCAGAAGACTTTATTGCTGGTCTAAAACAATTATTCGAAGACCATTATATAGATGTTCCTGACGAAAAATACGATGTGTTAGAAGCTCAATCCAAGAAAATTGAAGAACTTGAAGAACAACTCAATTCACAAATTGAGAAGGACAAAGAACTTCATTCAGAAATTGGCGAACTGACAAAAGATTCTATCATAAAAGATGTATCTGACGATTTAGTCGATACAGAGGTAGAAAAGTTCAAAGGTCTTGTTGAAGATGTTGATTACTCAGATGCTGAAAGTTATAAATCAAAACTTGAAACATTAAAAGAATCATATTTTCCAAAAAGAACTGAAGAACAAAGCACAAATGAAATATCAGATGACGAACCTGTTAATGAGGTAGAAACATCTGGTAAGATGGCTGAGTATATGTCTGCTATCAGTAAAACTCATGAACGTGCAAAATAATAATAAAGTAAGTGAAATATATTGATGGAAGTAGAGACATATACTAAAATAAAGTAAAATTTAAAAAGGAGAAACGAAAAATGTTTCAATCAAACAATTTACAAGAAAAGTGGCAGCCAGTCCTTGAACATCCAGATTTGGGTGTAATCAATGACCCTTATAGACGTGCTGTTACTACTGTTATTCTCGAAAACCAAGAAAAAGCGTTAAGAGAAGATAGAAGCTTTTTAAACGAAGCTGCGCCAGCTAACTCAACTGGTACTAACGTAGATAATTGGGAGCCAATCCTAATTTCATTAGTTAGACGTGCTATGCCTAACTTGATTGCATATGACATTTGTGGTGTGCAACCAATGACAGGCCCTACTGGTCTTATTTTCGCAATGAGAAGTAGGTCAGTATCACAAACTGGTGCTGAAGCGTTAGTTGACGAAGCTGATTCTGGTTTGTCAAACGATGACGCTGCTGGTGATTTAACATCATCTGCTGCTACTGGAAGCAACCCTGCAACTCTAAACGATTCACCATCTGCTGGTACATACTTAGCACCAGGCGGTATGACTACTGCACAAGGTGAAGCATTAGGAGATGCAGCTGCAAATGCTTTCGCAGAAATGGCTTTCTCAATTGAGAAACAAACTGTTACTGCTAAATCCAGAGCATTAAAAGCTGAATATTCTATGGAACTCGCACAAGACCTTAAAGCAATTCATGGTCTTGACGCTGAAACTGAGCTTGCAAACATTCTCTCTGCAGAAATACTTGCAGAAATAAACAGAGAAGTTGTAAGAACAATTTACATTGTTGCTAAAAAAGGTGCCCAAGTTAACACTACTACTGCTGGTATCTTTGACTTAGACACAGACTCTAATGGTAGATGGTCAGTTGAAAAATTCAAAGGACTATTATTCGCTATCGAAAGAGATGCCAACGCTGTTGGTCAACAAACAAGGAGAGGAAAAGGAAACATAATTATTTGTTCTGCTGATGTTGCATCTGCACTACAAATGGCAGGTGTCCTTGATTACACTCCAGCATTAAACTCTAATCTTAATGTTGATGATACTGCAAACACATTTGCTGGTACATTAAACGGAAGATATAAAGTTTATGTTGACCCATATGCTGCAAACGTATCTGCTTCACAATACTATGTGGTAGGTTACAGAGGTAGTTCACCTTACGATGCTGGTATCTTCTATTGTCCATACGTACCACTACAAATGGTAAGAGCAGTTGGAGAAGATACTTTCCAACCAAAAATTGGATTCAAAACAAGATATGGTATCACAGGTAACCCATATGCTTCAGGTGTACTTGCATCTGGAACTGCTGCTGGTGATGTCGGCGCATTAGACGCAAACGATAACGTGTACTATCGTAGAGTCAAAGTAACAAATTTAATGTAACTAACCTTATGTATTACATTAGTTTGTTCCTTGCAACTTACGCAAGTAAACGAAACTGCAAGAGAGGGAACATCAAGTTCCCTTTTTTGTTACCACTA